ATCTACTAAATCAGATGGAACCACCTCTACACTTCCCTTCAATGAAGACACTTTTCTGTGTTTACACACAGAGAGTAATCTTCCACAAGAAGGTACCTCATCAGGCATGGTAAGATCTGTTTTATACATGAACAGGTCGCTACCAGCTTGGTAAGCGTATGCAAGTAATTTTAATACAAAAGGGGACGAAATCGTCCCCGATTTATTAAAATACACTTGGACACGTTTCCATTCGGAAGCGTTCCAGGTTAACAGTCGCATCCTTGAACCCCCAGATCCCACCCAATTATACCGGATTAGTCTGCAAGCTATCTCTTTTAAGGCCGTTAAACCTTTAAGAGAAGCTACAGTAAACTCAGCATAAGGGAGTGGCGAGATATTTGTGGTCCCAAGCCAAATTTGATTAGCAAAGTTGAAGAGCGGTTGCTCGACAGCTTTACTATTCATAGATGGCTCTCCTTCTGAAATAAATGATTTCGGAAGTGAGATTGGGACCCCAAAGTCCTTCATGGTCTGGAGATACTCAGAAGCTACTGATAGATCGCCAATTACTATGTCGTCACCAAGGACCCGATAAGCTTTAAATATTTCAAACTTACCGGTAACCCTCCATGCTGAGTATTGAACCACTAAATGGTGGAACAATGCCAACATGGCCCAGGAGCTGAATGCTCCCATGGGTTGACCTCTAGTATATCGGACCTCTCCTGTTACTTTACCTTTTTCAGTGGTAAGGAACCCTCGAGCCACCATAACGGAAACCCACGCATTAGCCATGCGCCTTGTTACCAAGACAGCTAGGACTTCTACGTAAGCCTGGATTGGAATCATATCTGTTGCCTTAGAAAGGTCAAAAGAGTATATATTCTTATAACCTTCTTCAGCAAAAGACTTGACTCCCTCAGATTGATCGTAAGTCGCATCCATTGGGCTGAAATGATCAATTATAAATTTCATTACAGCTTCATGGAGAGGCTTAAGAACAATTTGAGTCCAGTAATCCACTATAGCGAAAGGACGGATCTTACCAGCTGGTTCATATTTTAGCGAAATCCTACCAAGCCCGTGAGGTCTCTTACTTGTCTCTCTCTCACTTCTTCCTTTGGTTTTAACCTCAGGAAGGGGAAGAGAGCGAGAGTAGGAAACTGCACGGTACTCGGATAGTAATAAGAATGAGTTCAGAACTCGCTTCACAGATGGATACAGGTGTTCAAGTGAGGATAAATACTCCCACATGATACCTCTCTGGCCTAAGGCTTTCCACATTTGGGCATCCCTAAGGATACCCGAATAGGAAGATTTATGATTGGGGCTAGAAGATAGAATTGGAATAAATTCTATATCTGCCACTCTCATGCCGAAGGCCCGGATATATCCATCTCGGACGATTCCACGACCATTCCAGCAAAATGCATTGAACCACTCGTGTAAGTCTCTGAAATTTCTTTCTGACTTAGGTGATTGGATCGAATCATATGATGGAAGACCGTACGCTCCTTCAAAACCTCTATACATACTCAAGATTGATATAACTAATCTTAGAGTAGGTATAGACTTTTGTCGGATCGCGGATCGGAATTCTCTAGGCAGAAATGCTGGTAGGCCATTCGCCAGTTTAACCCAAGCCCCTAAAGGCCTGGTGTCATCTAGTGATTGACCAGCCAGATATTTTTGGATAGAGATAACCGAAACTTTCATTTTATTGATCATCGTATCTAACCCTTCGTTGACTAAAGTGTTACGAAAGTAAGTTCCAACTGAGTTGAATAACTTCGCATGATGACGCTTTGCACGTTTCCCTAAACAATTGAGGACAAATAGTCCAAATTTGGTTAGGAGCAACTGCAGGTTTCCCCACGTTGGCTTGA